TAAGCCGCAGCCGATTCCAGCGCAACAGCGACAACAAAACGACCTTCAACACGGGTGACCTCATCCCGGTCTATCTGGACGAGGTGCTTCCGGGTGATACGCACCAAATCGACGTTGCCTGTGTGATGCGGATGGCAACACCCATCTTCCCGGTGATGGACAACGCCTTTTGTGACTTCTACTTCTTCTTCGTGCCGAACCGCCTCTTGTGGGAACACTGGAAAGAGTTTATGGGCGAAAACAAGGAAACAGCATGGACGCCTAAGACAGAGTACAGTGTGCCACAGGTGACAGCACCGGCAGGCGGATGGGCGGAAGGTACGCTAGCGGACTATATGGGACTGCCTACCAAGGTCGAGGGCATCAGCGTGAGCGCTCTGCCCGGCCGTGCATACGGCCTAATCTACAACGAGTGGTTTCGAAACCAAAACGTCACGCAGCCAACGCTCGTAGAGGTGACGGACGCAACGACGACCGGCAAAAACGACGGCAGCACCACCAACGACAGCGCTATCACGTTAGCAAAGCCTCTCAAGGCGGCGAAAGTGTTTGACTACTACACCGGAGCTTTGCCGGAGCCGCAGAAAGGCGAACCGATTACCGTTCCGCTGAGCGGTAACGCGCCCATAAACCTGTACAACAAAAATGATGAAATACTGTACAGCAAAGTAAGGCTGACGACTAACGGAACATACACAGACTCAAAGTATAAAGAGTTAACGGGTGATAAAAATGCAGGATACCCGACAACGCTGATGCTGAGCAACAACCCGGTCGGCGAAGCCGCCGAACCCGCATATCTAAGAGCAGACCTAACCAGCGTAACCGCGGCGACCATCAACCAACTCCGACAGGCATTCCAAATCCAGAAACTGCTCGAAAAAGATGCACGAGGCGGCACGAGATACCGCGAGGTACTGCGCGAGCACTTCGGGGTTATCTCTCCTGACTCTCGTATGCAGATTCCGGAATATCTGGGCGGCTACAGACTGCCTATCAACGTGTCTCAGGTTATTCAGACCTCTTCGACCGACGGCACGAGTCCGCTGGGCAACACAGCGGCGTTGAGTGTAACCACCATGAACAAACCTATGTTTACCAAGTCCTTTACTGAGCATGGTCTCATCATGGGTCTGGCAGTCGTCCGTACCGACCAGACCTATCAGCAGGGTATCGAGCGCATGTGGAGCCGCAAAGGCCGGTATGATTACTACTGGCCGGTACTGGCAAACATCGGCGAGCAAGCCATTCTCAATAAAGAAATCTATGCACAGGGCAACACGAAAGATGAAGAGGCGTTCGGCTACCAAGAGGCATGGGCCGATTACAGGTACAAGCCCAGCAAAGTAACTGGGCTTTTCCGGAGCAACGCAGCACAGAGCCTCGATGCATGGCACTATGCACAAGATTACAACGCACTGCCCACGCTAAGTACGGCATGGATGGAGCAGACCGACACCGAAATGAAGCGGACTCTTGCGGTACAGTCTCAGCCGGACTTTATTGCAGACTTCTACTTTATGAACAAAACAACGCGGTGTATGCCGGTATACAGCATTCCCGGTCTCATCGACCATCACTAAAGAAAGGAGACAGCCGGGGACAAAACCCCGGCTATTTTTGAAAATGGCAATACCAGCCTTTTTAGGAGCCTTATCAACAGGCGCGAAAATACTGGGCGGAGTAAGCGGCCTCATAAACGCCGGAACAGGCATCTTTAACGCGCTCAAAGGCACGTCGGGTAGCAGCAGCACCTCAGCAGACAGTTACAACAGAGCGCACGGCGAAGGCGGCTCTAGCATGACCAGCGAAAGCGGAGTAAACATGGACCAGACAAAAGAGCTGGCTAAATACTTTCTGGGGCAGAGCCAACAAGCGCAGGGCATGCAGAGCATGCAAAACAACAAAAACTCTCTTCTGGCACTGGGCTTAAACACTCTGGGAGCTATCCAGCAGGGCGTTTACAATCGTATCCAGCAGGACGCGGCAATGTCCTACAACTCCGCAGAGGCAGCAGCTAACAGAGCGTGGCAGGAGCGCATGAGTAACACAAGCTATCAGAGGGCAATGGCCGACATGCAAAAAGCGGGCCTAAACCCGATACTCGCATACCAACAGGGCGGAGCAAGCACACCAGGAGGAGCGCAAGGCACAATCGGGCAAAGCAGTATGAGCGCGCCAAGTGTCGGAACACAGTCGGCAAGTATGCCGACAATCTCCGGCACAACCGCAAACTACTCGAAAACCAAAGCAGAAAGCTGGAACTGGACAGACTCAAGCGGAGAGATGCACAGTAGCGGTTACAACAGCTATCAGACGGACTTCCCGGACTTAACCGGATGGCTCAACCAAAACAACAACAGCGGCAAAAAAGCCGGAAGCAACACGGTGGACGCGCTAAGCGGAGCTGACCACAAAGCAAAAAGCGGCAAAGTGCCAAATCTTAATCCGATGAACAAATATATTAACGGAGGTAAATAAATGAGCTGCGCAAGACCACTCATCAGAGTATACAATCCAAATGACCACAACATAACAGGGTCAATCATGACCTTGGAGACGTACCGCGAAAGAACACACAATCCAACAGCAACTTATGAGAGTATCGCATACCGACCAGACATAATGCTCCTACCATGCGGTAAATGTCTCGGGTGCAGACTCAGACAGCGGCAAGACTGGGAGACGCGAATGTTAATGGAGTCAAAAACACTGACGCCAGTATGGTTTTTGACGCTGACGTGGAATCAAGAGTATGTGCCGGGTATGGTAAGGGCAACCGGCGAAATCATAAGAGGTGCAGTGCATCAGTGGACGACCGGAGACGCACCGGAAGTTGTGCAAATTCTCTTGCAAGAGGACATGGTACGCTTCAACAAGAGGCTACGCAAAAAGCAAGAAATGTCCGATAAATGGGGCTTAGACCTGAGATATTTTTACTGTGGCGAATACGGCGAAAACACGGGAAGGCCACATCATCACGGGATTTATTATGGACTAGAAATACCAGACCTAAAGAAAAAAAGGGGTGATAATCCGTACTTTGAGAGCGAAGAAATAAACAAAATCTGGGGCATGGGCAATGTCATCATCGCAGAGGCATCACCGGAGACAATGGCTTATGTAGCAGGATATGTAACCAAAAAGACATACGGCAACGACAACAAAAGGTATAGGGAGTTAGGTTTAACACCACCGTACTGTTGTATGTCAAGGAATCCGGGTCTAGGCTATGGCTACTACACGAGCCATAAAGAGCAGATGTACGCAGATGATGGGCTATACTTTAACGGTAAAAAAAGGCCGATACCGAGGTACTTTGATAAAAAGTATGAGAGTGAGCGGCCAAAAGAGCTATGGGAGACAAAGCGCAAGAGACAAGAGAGTGCAATCAATGCACTAAAGCTCAAAATGAGCAATACAGGGCTGACCATCGAACAGGAAGCAAAAGTAGAGGAAGAGACAAAGAAACAGAGGTTTAGAAAAGCCAGAGGGCTATTATAGTGTCAGTGGGCCTAATCCTATCAAGAAGAGGATTAGGCCCACACCCAAACTTCAAAGTTATCCATGGCTAACTTAAACAATCTGAAAAGGGGGGACAAAAGTCCCCCCTTGCGTGTACGCCCCCCAAGGGGCTACCGCAGGAGAACGGAGTTACGAGCTGTAACATACAGGCATACGCGCACGCGCGAAACACGCACGCACGCACGCCTGTATTTTTTATTTTATAATATAACTTGTTGTAGCCGTAGTAGTAGGGGATGTGAAAAAGTTGAAAACCATAAATTTGAAACATAACATCGTAAAAAATAAGCATATTTCATTGTTGAAAGATTTGTTGAAAACTTGTTGAAATGTTGAAACACTTTACCAGACTAAAATCTATTGCGTATAATGATGTTGAAAAGTATGTTGAAAATGTTGAAAAGCATAAGTTTTCCACAAACTGTTGAAAATTAGAATTAAAGGCAGTGCGGCAGTCAGCCGGAAAGTCACGTCATGCTCTTCGCACGGCGCACCGCGCCTAGCGCATGACCTTCTAGAATAAATTGCAAAAAACTATTGACAAATTCCAAAAGTGTAGTATAATATAATCAAAGAAAGGCAGGTAATAAAAATGAGGAAACCTAGACTGAACGAAAACACCATAGAAACACTCGAAATCTACGGAAAAGCAAAAATCGGCAAAAACTACTACGAGCTGAAAGACTACATTGATGCAGACAGACACCGTTACACAGAGCTTGAACGGACGGACCTAAAAACTGGAAACATTCAAACATTCGACTGGGAAGAATGTACTAAAGGGGCTTGACAAGCCCCTTTTTTTATACAATAAAAGCA